GTCAACATCAGCACCATACATCAAGCTGCCGAGCACCTTACTTGTGTCCGGCACTGGCAGCCACATACCCATATCGGCGTCAAAACCAAATCCCTGAGAAAGGAAGGTCACCTCTTGCAAAGGCCGGGGAGCCCAGCAGGGGGTTTTCGTCGTGACGCCAAGCCCAGACCAAATGGGAGCTATCGTGAGCGGGTTAAACCACTCCACGATCTCATCAGAGACCGTGAAGGTGTTGTCATCGCCACACAGAGCAGCCTCCACATTATCCAGAAACTCGGCGTACAAGGGTCTTCTGTTTCGAGCACGGCACAACTGAATGTACGCGTACGCGAACAACCTGAACAGAATCATCGTGTTGTCAGAAATCGTCGTGGGCACACCACTAGGATTTCCACCGTGCTTGCGCACGAGTTCACCATTCTCAAGAACAACGAGACTGTGAACGATGTGATCATAGATTCGGCGCAACCTCCTCTCATTGTCTGGGGTGCGATCCTTATCACTCATCATCTCAACACGCATGTCACACTGACCGTAAAGCGCGCGTGCGAATAGCGACGCATCAAAGTCACTCTCATCAAGTTCAAACGCGTTCCTCTTGAAGCCTCGGTCAATCTTCTCATTCGATCTCCCTAAGCGACGATACAACGTGTCGAACCCGCCTTGAAACTTGGTAGCTCCTACGAAAGACCAACTGCGATCGTGGCCCCTATAGAAGCGATTGTTTTGATCGAGGACAATCCTATTCATGTTCACGGACAACTCAATAGGTGAAGCCGTAAACGTGCGGTGTTTCGGAACATTAATGCCCCTCTCGTCAATATACTCAAGTTTCGCCCTCGCCCTCAATTCGCGTTTCTGAGAGCAAGTCCAGATAGGCGTGATGTCATCTTCAGGCAGCGCGAGCTGCTCCCAATAATCATCAATTACCTGGGCGGCTTGTTCATCCTGCAACATCTCCGTCTTGTTATGGAAGAAGATGCTCCAGGGGTAACCAGCAGACGTCGACTTGTCCATCTCGCTCAGTGCGTCCTCTTTGCTTAGAACGTCTGAGCCAAACATAAAGTAGAAATGCTGCTTGGTCCACTCGCCAGCAACGCTCCACACCTCCTCGTCCAACTCGGGATGAACCTTGTCGTACTTAGATGCGCTCGCGAAGCTGGACTCCATGTTCGGCATCACTCTTCTGTATTCTTGGGGCTTGGGAAGGCCCTTCTGAGTGCAAAAGAATGAGAATGAACTGTTCTCGACTTCTTTGGCTTTCATCTGCGCAGAGCGCTCGGCACGGCCGATGTACTCCACATTCCCGCGTCGAAAATGATAGCGGAACAGATTACTAACCCCCTCGATTCCAAATTGCAAAAACACAGGTTTCTTCAGATATTTTGAGTACCATGAAGACAAAGTTAAGCAGCTTGGGAGGGGGCCAGTGGAAAAGACGGAATGCTTCCGCTGGCCTTCTGAACAATGACCGGGGTGCACGGAATGAAGCAATTTGCTTCAGATCCCAGACGGCTACAGTGCCACCCTGTGATCTGGTTAAACTCATTGACGACGGGACTGCCGCACGAGCCGTCTCTAGAAGAGACGGCATACACAGCTTTCTCGTCACCAGGAGCTTCACCAATGACAGCGATGACATTGCCTGAATCTGCCAATACGGGACTCGGATCCATCATAGCACACGCTTGATCAGGGTTAGTGATCAGGCACACCTTCTTCCCAACTGTGACGGTCTTGCGAACGCACGAGAGATTAGGAATGTCCGGAAATCTTGGTCGAGAACTGGCTGGAACAGGAGGGGAGGCAGAAGGATCGCCGGGAACCACCTCGTTACCACGCGGGAACCAGATCAAATCGTTGCCGATGATCTTCGCCTCCTTCGCGGTAGCCTCCCACACATGTGAACCTTTGTAGAAAACAATCTTCGCGTCAGCTTCTGGCTTCTCGCCGAAAATATGCTTCATGGTCACAAAGCCATTTAGGCACGCGGTGAAGTTCATCGACATTATACTAGTCGATGCCCAGCCGATGGACCTAGAAGGTCCCAT